CTGCGGAGGCTATACTTAATGGTGTAAATAGTATAATAGAATCAAAACCTATACGCTCATCGTAAAGTGTTGTTGTAGTAGCACCGCCAGTAGCCAAAGTTATTTGACCAGTATTATTTGTCTTGCCATTCATAGCATTGTTAAGAATCTCTGCAACAGTTCTTGGGTCACCACCTTGATAAGGTAGGGTACGATACATTCTAGCCATTAACGGTTACCCTGTGGTTTTAGTTCTACGTCTATTGCCATAGCGGTTGTCCAGTTACCTGTAGGCTGTACAGAGAATCGGTGATACCTACCAGCACTACGGAAGCTACATCTACCTTCAGAAGTTGCAGGTACATAAGCACTAAATTCAATTGTGTCATCAAGCTCTCTACGGCTTGCTACAGCTACGTTAGCAGTACCATTATCTATCTGTGGTCTTGCTAGGGTTGCTACAGAGTTATAGCCTACTTCTACATCTGTGGTTACTAATGTTGGAGTAATAGCTGTGCCTGTAAATACAGCAACCTTAGTATCTTTAGCACCTGCAAATAAGAACTTACCACCAACAAACAGTCGTGAGTCTAATGATGCAGGCATAGTGTCTATGTTGGTGTAACCAAGATTAGATACTAATCCTTCTAGTGTTTCTCCTGTACTAGCAATAGTACCTACTACATCAGATACAGTTTCGGCTCTTGACCATTTTTGTAGTTGCCAGTTGTATATTAAAATACTTCTACTGCCTTCTACGTTAGCGTAGTTCCATACTACTAAGTTTTTAATAGGGTCAACGGCTGCACTTATTGTGTTAATTTGTGTAAGGTCTGCATTGTCAAAGAAATATCTATCTACTTTTTCTGTACCAATACCATTTATTGTTTGACCATCGGTGCTATACCAACCATCATCAGATAAGAAGAAACTTAAGTTACCATACTGTGCTACCGAGTTTCCTTCCAAACAACCTAGTCCACTAGAAATAGTATCAAACTGGAAAAACAATGGAGAGCCAATATAAGATGCACGCACCAGTGTTTTTTCTAAAAATATAATACCAAACTCACCACCTGTAATAGCTTGTATGTTACCGCCATCAGGAATAATTTGGTAATCAGACTGTGATGTAGAGCCACTTGTCCAATTAGTTTCGTCATTAATGTCAGACCATTGCACTTTGTTAGAATCTGTACCGCCTGCAATATTGCCCGCAAATACAAAGTCCCTAACAATAGCTATATCTTTTGCTATAGGAGCGGCTGCATCAACATCAGCAAAAACTGTAGATACCCCAACAGTCCATGCTTGTATTTTTTCAGAGTTGTTAGAAGCTAATACTACTTGTCCAAACTGTTCAAATTTCCATGTGCTGTTACCACCGTACCCACCAGCTTTAGATACATCCGTTAAGTTAAGTGTGGTGTTATCCATTAAAAATAGCTTAGTTGCTCCACCAGCAAATACTTGTACGTTGTCACCATACTTAGCAACAAAGATAGCGTTTAACGGTTCGCTGGCAGCGTTAGAATAATCTTCTGCACTAGGAAATGCTCCGTACCCTATACCTACAGGATATACGTTTTTAGCATCATTCAGTGAGCCAGCATTAGCAGGCTGGTCTGGCAACCAATCTGTAAATTGTAATCTTTGTGTAGCCATTTATGCTAAATTTCCTTTATTTATATAATTTATATTTATATTAATTCTACATTTATTATTTGTACAAGTAGTGCTATGATGCAACTTGCTTGGGTCAAAAAATAAAGCTCTATTTGCTATACTTTCTATGTTGTTATTTTCAATTACGGTAAAACCATCATTTGTATTAATATAAAATATCAAACCATTATGTTTATACTCTTGGTCAACATGATTTTCATGATGCACAATAGTTTCTGTTCTTGGATATAAATTTGCTTTTATTCTTAATAATTTTTTTATATTTAATTTGTTTAATATTGGTGTTAAAGCATTATAAAAGTGTGACCTTATACCAGCACTATTAAAAAAAATATGAGTGAAATAAAACTCATCATCTAATTTGTTTTCATGAGATACAAAATCATTGTAATACCAAGCAAATTCATTTCCTGTGATAATTTGTGTTAAATTATCAAATTCATGTTTTGTTAAAAAATTATCAATAACTTCCATTAAGATTTCATAATAAATGCTAATGCATAGTATGGTGGCAAATTAGCATTAGTGCCACTAACACCAGCACTACTTACAGTAATAGTATGACTATGGCTTCCAGCTCCTGTTGTTGTTGCACCATTTGTTGAAGGAAAATTTTGTGTTGCTCCACCACCTACTCCGCCTGTTCCTGAACCAGTAGCTGGGCTTGTTGGGCTAGTGTAACTATGAGTATGGTTGCCTATAGTATCTGAAGTTGCAGTATGAGTATGAGAAACATTAACAGCATCTTTACTACCACCTGTTTGCGTATAACTTCCTGTAACATTAGTTTTTGCTGCACCACCATCATCTGCTCTAGCACCAATAACAAATTTATCTCTTAAATCTGGAGTTCCACTTGTTCCATTACACAATAACCAACCACTAGGAATCGTAGCGATTGTGCCTGACCACATCATAATCATGCCAGATACAAATGCAGTTAATGTTGTCCAAGTAGGTGTTGAGCCTGAACCTGCTGATGTTAAAAATTGACCAGATGTACCTGATGCACCGTCTAATGTTAAATTGCCAGTCACGGCTAATGTGCCTGATGATGTTGTTGTACCAGATGCTGTAAGGTTTGTAGTTGTTAAACTAGATAACCCTGTAGCTGAACCACCTGTAACACTTATAGCATTTGAATTTTGTGTTGCAATAGAACCTAAACCTAAATTTGTTCTAGCTCCACTTGCTGTTGTTGCACCTGTACCACCAGCAGTTACTGAAATAGTATCGCCACTAGAGCCATCTACTAAATCTTTTATTTGTGCCATTGCCTCACGAATAGCATTGTTAATGGTACTGGGAGGGCAACCCTCATTTATGTTGATACCGTTAATATCGGTATTGCCAGAGGCACTTGAGTCCCATTCTGATACTTTAGTTTTTGCCATGTTTTATCCTTAATATACTTCTTAAAAAATTATCCTTGTCGTAACCATACATTGCTACTTGAAGGTGAGTCTGTCCACAAAGCATCTGTTTCAAATACATAATCATTATCCCAATAACCAATTTCAACATATAATGGATTACTAACCCAGTTCCAAACTTCATTACCTACTGCACTATCTGACCATTCTTCACCTAATACTGTTCCTAATGCTGTTACGGAAAGGTTAGAACTCATTGCATTTCCTATACCATTCCAGATAGCTCTAGGATATGCTGTTACATTTGCTGTAGCATTGATGCTAGGTGTTACTAATCGGATTAAATATCCATTGGTTGTAACTTGGTTAGATACAGTGATGTTAGCTATTGCATATCGAGTTAAATATCCATTAGCTGAAATTGTTACATTATTAAATATACTAGCACTAGCTATGGCATCAGAATAACCTTCAGCAGTAAATGATAAACTGCCTGCAATATCTCCAGTGACTAATCTATATCTGATTGAGTCTGAAGTAACCTGTGCTGAAGTAAGTACACTAGCTGTTCCATCATACACAACACCACCATTCGCAGTAATGTCTGCATATGCTGTTACATCAGCATTATTAAATCTAATTCTTATATAGTCAGTAGAGACTGTTGCATTTGTGGATACAACAGCCTGTCTACTATAAATAGCTACACCATTAACAATTAACGATACATTGGCATTGACTGTAGCAGAAGCTTCAATAAACCTTATATCACCATAAGCGTAGCCATATTCCCAATAATCGTAATCAACATAATTTATACTCATTGATTACCCTTTATGATTATTTGTCTTCTTTTGTTTCTAGTGATGTTTTTAACAAATTCACAAAGGCATCTTTACCAACGGTTAATTGGTCTAAATTAAACTTTGTGCCATTAATTTTCTTATCTAAGTCTGCAATATGATGCACCATAGTTTGTTGCTCTGGTGTCATATCTTCAAACGTATATTCCTTATCATCTACTGTGATAGGTGTCTTAATGGTTTCTTTTTTATCTTTTGCCATTATGGTTTCCTTTAATGTTTAATGTTTATCGTTTAACGTTAAGCGTTAAGCTGTGTATGCCTCGCCAGCAGCAATAGCATCGTATGATGGTTGCATATCTTCATCGCCCCACCATTCTTTTGCGACCATGATTTTAAGATGTTCTACGTTACGAGTAACGCAGTCGTTCTTTTCTTCATCGGTCTCTTCTGTCATTGCGTTACCATCAATGACATTATGAATTAAGTCAACGGAGTCACCCATTGCCTTATAGTGTTGTGCCTTTTCTTCTGTACTTGGTACATCTAATACTACATCGTCTGTCATTTTTATGCTCCTTTTAAGACATTGATTTCAGTTTGTAAAGCGTCTACTTTCGCAGACAGTTCTTTGACAGCATTGACGAGATACCATGTCATGTTGTCAGCATTTACAGATAATACACCTGTAGATTTTTCTTCTACCATTTCTGGTAAAACTTGTTGTAACTCTTGTGCGATAACACCTAACTGTGTACCTTGTACATCAATTGCTTGGTCTTTAGGTAAATCAGTAACTTCATCTTTACTTCTGTATTCAAAGTTTCTAACTTGTACTTGTTTTAATTTATCTAGACCTGTGTTGTTATCAACAATGTTTTTCTTAAGTCTTGCATCAGATGTTGTTTCCCATGTAGTAACATTTTTCTGATTGTATGCACCACTTGTTCCACCAATAAATGCAGTTTGTGTACCTTTTCCTATCAGACCATTACCTATTGCAATTTCAGCCTGTACACTAACACTAGAGCCAGCTGGAGAATTTCCAATATATACATTATTTAATCCTGTTGTTATATTGTCTCCAGCCTGATAACCAACACCTACATTATTACCGCCTGTAGTTTCTGCTCTAAGTGCTTGTGTACCAATTGCCACATTTCTTGTTGAAGTAGTAGACAACTCTAATGCTTGTCTACCTATTGCGGTGTTTTCATATCCTGTAGTTACATTGATTGCACACAAAGTTCCAACAGCGGTGTTATCATAGCCACCATTATTATCATATAAAGCTTGCCAACCAATTGCCACATTATTAGATGAGGTTGCATTAGAATATAAAGATTGATCACCAATTGCTATGTTCTGTGAGCCAGTGGTGTTGTTTACCAATGCTCGGAAACCAACAGCTGTGTTATTATTACCAGTTTCATTATTAAATAATGCAGAATTTCCAACAGCTGTATTGCTATTTGCAGTGGTGTTTAATGCGAGTGCATCTACTCCTATTGCTACATTATAATCGCCATTTGTATTACTATATAATGTGTTTTTACCTATAGCTACATTATCTGTGCCAGTAGTATTAGTATTACCTGCCTGATAGCCAATAGCTGTGTTATTAGAGCCAATGGTGTTGTTTGCTAAAGCATCAAGACCTATAGCTGTATTGCTTGAACCAGTAGTGTTATCAAGTAAAGCATTATGCCCAACTGCAGTATTAACAGTTCCAGTTGTGTTTGCTGAAAGTGCAGAAACTCCTACTGCTGTGTTATATTGACCAGTGCTTAAATATAATGCCCTATATCCAATAGCTGTCCAATAAGATGTATTTGCTGTATATCCAGCTTGGTAACCGATAGCTGTATTTTGAGAAGCTCCTCCATTTGTATATCCAGCCTGATACCCAAAAGCTGTAATATTACCAGTTGTATTACTATACCCAGCCTGATATCCTACAGCAGTGTTGTTAGATGCGGTGGTGTTGTTGCGTAGAGCCTCTTTACCTAATGCTGTGTTTGATGCTCCTGACGTATTCTGTAATAAAGCAAACTGACCTAGTGCAGAATTATTATTTGAATTATTGTTTGCTAATGCTCTATAACCTATGCCAGTATTTTCACCACCTGTTGTATTGGTATATAACACTCCAAAGCCTACAGCAGTATTAGTGCTTCCAGTTGTATTGTTGTGTAATGTACTACCTAAAATAGCATCATTTCCTCCAATTGCTGTATTTTTTGCTCCAGTCGTATTACTGTAAAGTGTTTGATAACCTACAGCAGTATTATTAGATGCGGTGGTGTTGGAGTTAAGTGCGCTAGTACCATAAGCAACATTATTAAACCCTAAAGTGTTATTAACTAATGCATTAAGTCCTGTAGCAACATTATTTGTGCCTGTAGTATTATAAAATAAAGCTTGATAGCCAACTGCCGTATTACTGCTTGCTGTGTTATCTTGCAATGCACCATATCCAATAGCTGTGTTGTATTGACCTGTTTGATTATCATACAATGACTGAAACCCAACAGCGGTGTTGTAAGATGCAGTGGTGTTGGATAAAAGTGCTTGTCTTCCAACTGCTGTGTTATAGCCACCAGTAGTGTTATTAAGTAAAGCGGCTTTACCTAAACCAGTATTTTGTATACCAGATGTATTAGCAGTTAAAGCTTCAACACCAA